AATGCTTTTGTTAATGGAGTTATGGAAGGTGTTGAATGGGTATGGAATAACGGTATCATCGAAGCAAGACATATTGAACAAATGGAGACTGAAATTAAGAAAGCTCCACGAAAAGATCTCTATGAGGTACAAGTTCGTGAGTTTAAGAATTTCCTCTCGTTACTCAAATCAAAATAATAGGAGTCAATTATGACTGATCAATACACTGAAGATCAAGAAGTAGAACTCCATGATGACGTTGAGAACGAAGTCGTGGAAGAAGGAACTCATGATCCTAAGAATGCTGAAGCACAGTCTGTAGCCTCTGTGGATAAAGCTGGTGATGCAACCGGAAGCGCTCCAAAGCGTAAAGGTGACAACACTAAGAAAGATCCAATGCCTAAGACAAAAGCTGGTATGATTAATGCCGCTTATCAAATGATGTCTAAAGCCAAGAAAGAAGACCTCAGTGTCATGCTTTCTAAAATGATGGCTGAAGATTTCGAAGTCGAAGGTGAAGAAACAGAAGCACGTGCTGAACTTCAGTACGAAGCTGATTTTTCTCAAGATCTGAATGCTCTCATCAATGACGAAGCTACTTTGTCAGAAGAGTTCAAGAGCAAAGCAGAAACAATTTTCGAAGCAGCTATTAAGTCTAAGCTGTCTGAAGAAATTGACCGTTTGGAAGCTAAGTACGAAGAAGAACTCACTGAAGAGCTCGAATCTACTAAGTCAGAAATGGTTGAGAAAGTCGATTCATACCTCAACTACGTAGTTGAACAGTGGATGACTGACAATCAAGTCGCCATCCAAGCTGGCCTCAGAGCTGAGATTGCTGAAGACTTTATGACTGGACTGAAAGGTCTGTTCGAACAGTCTTATATCGAAGTGCCTGAGTCTAAGGTCGACCTAGTTGATGACTTGGCAGATACTGTTGAAGAACTCGAAGAGAAACTCAACGCTACTACTGCTCAAGCAATCGAAATGGCTGAAGCGCTTGAAGTATACGCACGTGATGCAATCATTCGTGAATCTGCACGTGATCTTGCTGAAACTCAAGTTGAAAAGCTAAAGTCTCTTGTTGAAGATATGGACTTTGAAGACGAAGAAACTTTCGCTAAGAAAGTAGCTACAGTCAAAGAATCATACTTCAAGAAAGAAGTAACTGAGTCAACAGAAGCTGCATACACTGAAGCTGAAGACGGGGATTCTCCTGTTCAAGCATCTGGTTCGATGTCTGCTTACTTGTCAGCTCTCGAAAAAACCCGCTCAAAATAATAAGGAGTATTCCAAATGGAATCATATGATCGTCTGATCGAAAAATGGTCACCAGTTCTCGAAAACGAGTCTGCTGGTAAGATCCAAGATAATCACCGTAAAGCTGTTACAGCTGCGGTTCTCGAAAACCAAGAACGTGCGTTTGCAGAAGAAGCTCAGCAAGGTCAATTTATGACTGAAGCAGCTCCTGGCAACAACACTACATCTGCGCAAAACTGGAATCCAGTATTGATTGCACTTGTTCGTCGTGCTATGCCTAATTTGATGGCGTATGACGTGTGTGGTGTACAGCCAATGTCTGGACCAACTGGCTTGATCTTCGCTATGAAGGCTCGCTATGGTGCTGGTTCAACAAACTCTACAGAAGCTCTGTTCGCTGAAGCTAACACTGGTTTCTCTGGTGACTCTTCATTCACTCAAGGTGCTAGCGGTTCAGGTCTAAATGACTCAACTGCAACTGGCGCTGGTACTATTGACGACGAGCGTACTACTGCTCTTGCCGGTACTGGTATGCCTACAGCTGACGCTGAAGCATTGGGTTCAACTGGTGGTTCTTCATTCGGAGAAATGGGCTTCACCATTGAGAAAGCAACAGTCACTGCTAAGTCACGTGCTCTGAAAGCAGAATACAGCTTAGAATTGGCTCAAGACTTGAAAGCGATTCATGGTCTTGACGCTGAAACTGAGTTGGCAAACATTCTGTCAACTGAGATCTTGGCTGAAATCAACCGTGAAGTGATTCGTACAATCAACTCACAAGCTAAGACTGGTGCATTGACATCTAACACAGCTATCAACGGTATCTTCAACCTGTCTACGGACGCTGATGGTCGTTGGTCAGTTGAGAAGTTCAAGGGCCTGATTGTTCAGCTCGAAAGAGAAGCTAACCAAATTGCTAAAGACACTCGTAGAGGTCGTGGTAACTTCATTATCACTTCTTCAGATGTTGCGTCTGCTCTTTCTGCGTCTGGCATGCTCGACTACGCTCCTGCAATGAACACTACGTTGAACGTAGATGACACTGGCAACACATTTGCTGGTGTTCTGAATGGACGTACTCGTGTATATGTTGATCCATATGCAACTCAAGACTACATCACAGTCGGTTATAAGGGTACTAACCCATATGACGCTGGTCTCTTCTATTGCCCATACGTACCACTCACTATGGTCCGTGCGGTTGGAGAAGAAACCTTCCAGCCTAAGATCGGCTTCAAGACTCGCTACGGCATGGTTGCAAACCCATATGCTGGTACAGCTGGTCCTCAGGACGGTCTTGCTGCGGTTAAGACTAACCAATACTACAGAATCTTCCGTGTGGATAACATCCTAGCGTAAGTATAAGTAGTTTAGAA